TGTAAACCGTGCCAGTGATTATCACTACTTGTGCCTGGCAGTTAATGAAAGTACAGCGCCTGTAAATGGCATCGATTATATTCACCCCGTAGTAAAACCCTGCGTTGATTATGTAACAGCCGTTATTGCCAAGGGCTTGTGCCCACAAGGCGAAATCAATCTTGAATTTGTGCCCGAAAACGAATCGGATTCCGAAGCCGCTAGACAAGCTACCAACATGGTTAGCAAAGTCATTAACCAAGACAATGATCCACATTTTATTCTACAGCGTTGGATTATGGATGCTTGTATGCACAAAAATGGCATGCTCATGGTTCTACCCAAGCGTGAACAAACAGTACGCTATGTGGAAACACAAGGTACTAGAGATGAATTATTGGCATTTGAACGCCAAGCTGAAGAACAAGGCCTTACTGTACTACGCCAAAGCCGTAGAAAACAAAGTGTTAACTTCCAACAAGTCATGATGGAAACACAACAGTTCGCACAGAACTTGCCACAAGAACAATTTGCTGCCAATTTACAAAGTCGTATTGACACGGGCGGTGAACAAGAAGCAGAAGACATTGAATTGACTGATACTGATGACATGATTCAAGAAGCTATCAATCGCAACACAATTTATAGTGCCAAATACAAATTGACTGGCTGGAACTTACACATCAAGTTTAGAAACATAGCACAACACTACTGGATCTGCGATCCTACTGTACAAGAAATGAAGGATCAAGCGTTTTGTGGATTCTATGATCCCATGAGTATTCAAGAAGCCACACAATTATATCCACAAATAAATGATCATATCGAAGAATTTCGTATGCACGCGGAGTACAATCAAAATGGAGCATACCAAGCTGGTTCTGTTCTCAATAATTTGGCTATCCACGCCCGTGATAGTGTTCCTGTTATGGGTATTCCAGTAGAGTCAGGCGTTGGAGCAGATCCTGACAGTCGTCAAGTTACCATATTAACTGTATGGGACCGTTATGACATCGACGGAGATGGCGAATTAGAACTAATTGAAATAGTTTTCTCTGGCAGTTTTATTCTTAGTGCCAAAGAAGTAGAGTTTATTCCTGTGGCCAATATGTGTCCCAAGCCATTGCCAGGCAATTTCTACGGTATGTCAATAGCTGAATCAGTTATTCCTATGCAGGAGTATGCTACAGCTGGACATCGCGCTGAAATCATGTTGGGATTGTTAACAGCTACACCACGCATTGGTGTTAAACCTGACAAAGTAGACTTTGAAATGATGCAGGATGGCGAAGCCGCTATCTTTATTCTAGATTCTAAGTTTGATCCCAGTACCGATGTGTATCCAATGCCAAGTCCAGGCGGAAATCTAGGCTTTATGGATGTGGCCATGAATCGTATACAACAAGACACTATGGCCATTGTGGGTATGACACAACCACAAGATGTGTTTAATCCAGAAGTCATGAGTGCGGGCAACAGTGGTGCCAAACTACAAATGGCCCTGGGTCCTAACCAAATTATCCAAGATAATGCTGTGCGTAATGCCGCAGATGGCTTAAAAGAAATGATTTGGATTGTATGGCGTACACTAATACAGTATGGCGATGATTACGGAGTTAAGAAATTGGCTCAGCAATACAATGATCGCAAAGAACCCATATTTTTAGACTATCAATCCTGGGATGAAATGAACTTCTGTGAGCGTAAACAGATTCACATGGAGTTAGCCCTAGGCATGATGAGCGAAGAAAACCAATTACAGCGCCAACAAATTATTATCCAAACACAACAAGGTTTAAGTGGTACTATTCAGCAAATGGTTGCTACTGGAACACTAACTCCAGAGATTTACAAAAAGGTTAAAAAGCCTTTTGCCGATACACTTTATGTCTTGGGTATTAAAGAATGTGATACATACTTGCCAACTGATGAAGAAGTTATGACAATGATTCAACAAGGACAAGCAGCTCAACAGGCTAAGGGACCAAGCCCAGAAGATCAATACAAGATCTCACAAGCTGACCTTAACAAAGCTAAAATTGAAGAGATCAAAGCTGAAATGACTGGCACCAGTGCCAAAACACAGTTGGAATACATGGCGCAAGCCCAAGGTGATCCCAAGGTATATTAATGATAGAACAGGTAGCTTTAGAAGCATTCAATTCAAGGGTAACAGTTAATCTTAACAACATTAAGACCATGACTCCCGCTCAATTGGACCGCATCAAAGCTAATGGTTCTGAAGCTGAAGCATTATTAAAGAACAAACAACTGGCTTTGTTTATTCACACAACAAAATTTGAGTTGACTGACAGTTTGTCAGCCATAGTAGGCCATACGCTAGAGGACAATAATCGCCGTATCGCGATAAGTAATCAATTAGCAGGCTTACAAAGTTTTATTGATACATTGACTCGTTCAGTGTATTATAAAAAACGAGTGGTAAATCATCAGAATGGTTCTAATGATCCCACCGAAAACAATAAGGAAGTCTTATGACAGAAAATATCATGCCTAATAGCCCACAAGCTACGGCCACTGAAAACAACGCAGTTGCTATATCGGATCAATCAATAGCCGCTAAAATGGACGCTATGAAGTCAATGACTTTGCGTAACCAGCTTAGAGCTACCGAAGGCACTGAGACAGGTGAAACAGCTGAGGCAAATGCTGAATCCCCTGTGGCACCCGAGGGCCATGCCCAGCCAGAAGTCGCAGATGACGAGTACCAAGATGTAGAAGGTAGCACTGAAGAATATGACACCCAGGAAACTGTAAGTGATAATACAGACGCAGACTCAACGCAAGAAGAACTAATCGATTTTATCGATTTCGCAGAAACTAATCCGAACGCCAAGTTCAAGTTTATGCGTAATGGTAAAGAGATTGTTGTTGATGCCAAGAAAGCAGCCGCTATATTAGGACAAGGATCAGCGATACACGAAGATGCAAGACAGTTAAAGATAGAAAAAGCTGAGTTTGATGAATATTTGCGTGAGCAAAGAAGTCAACAAGAAGGCCTTACTTTAGCAATGGAATTTACAGTAGCACCGCAGTTACAAAGAGCTTATGATGAGATCCTAAAAACTCAAAATTATAATGTGACCTTTCAACAACAACTTAATAGAACCCAGGACCCTGCTGAACAAGCAAGGATAATGGCAAGTATGGAGCAAAACAATCGCTACATGCAACAACAAAGTCAAGTTATTGGACGCATTAAACCTAATTTAGATCAATTTAGAGAACTTCGCAAGCAACAGGTAGCTGGAATCCTTGAACAATCTCGGAAAGCATTTACAGATAAAGAGTTGAAAAACGAATATGTGTACAATGAATTAAGAGAAAAGATTGGCAAGGCTTGGGCTAATGCTAATGGTGAAACATTGCCTGGAGTAAAGAATATAGATTTGATTTCATCTGATGAGTTCCTACTAGGACTTGTAAGAGATGGATTAAAGTTTAGAAATCGTCCTTCAGTAAAACAAGCTGGCAGTTCTGTAGCTGCGTTGACAGGCCGTAAAGGCATTTCAACCACAAACAGCAAGAACGAACAAGATTCTGTTGAAAGACTTCGTGAACAAGCCAAGGGCGGTGATAAAAAAGCCGCAGACAACTTACTCGTAGCGCAATTAGCCCGGCTAAGAGCGTCCAGAGGAAGTCGTTGATTTAGCCTATATAATATTCAAGGAGAATAACATGGCAGAAATTACAACAAGTCAAATTGGTAATGGTACAACAGCTTATGGCGCAGATATCGTTGTCAAAGACTTAGATTTAGATGTATCCAATCGCGTTAAAGATGACACACCTGTATTGAACATGTGTATGACCAAAAAGCGTAAAGTAAACAGTACTTTGCCTTTATGGACAGATGACATCTATCGCTTACCAGAGACCCAAGCATGGGTTGAAGGCGCACCTGTATCAACAGCACAAGCTGAAAGTAACACCCGTTACAACTTAGCTAACTACACACAGATTTTTGCGACCACAATCGCAGCTTCTGGTTCAGCTCGCGCAGTTATGCAGTCCGGTGGAGATCCACAAGCATATCAAGAAGTTAAGCAGCTAATCGAATTAATGTTCGATGTGGAACAACAGTTGGTCCGTAATGACCAAGTTGGTACACAGTATGGTGGACAAGCTGGTACAGCTGGTGGCGCTAGTGGCAACACACAAACTGGCCGTCGTATGGGTTCTTTGAGTTCTTTTGCTGGAACACAAATTTTCAATACAACTTCTGGTAACTTGACAGGTATCACAACCAGTGTAAACAATGCTAGTACTGACAATGCCGTAGCTACAGCCAACAGTTTCACTGTTAATGCAAACGGTACAACATTCTACACTGGTACATTCACAAACCAATTGTTTAGCCCAATCAACTATCGTCAATTAGTAACTGTAGCAGAACAGCGTTACAATGCTAAGATCCGTACAGTTGTTGCGCCAACAAGTTTGCGTACAATGTTAAGTGATACATTCCCAACAAGTCGTACTATCAACCGTGTAAATTCTGAGCGTGGTGACACAATCCAGACTTACGAAGGTGACTTCAATTACACATATGAGATTTTTGATTCTTGGATCATGGACTCAGCTGGTGTAAGCAATAGTATCTACTTCTTGAACGAAGAAGTGTTACAATGGGGTTCATTACGCGATTTAGGTCCTAACAATGAAGTGTTTAGTAACGCAGATGCGTCATTAGATCAGTTCATTATGGAAGGTACTTTGATTGTGCGTAACCCAGCTGGCGTAGGCATGTTGAACAACATCTCTACAACTGGCGCCAATGTAACAGCACCTCGCGCAAGCGCAACAGTACTTCGCGCAAGCAACACTTATTAATTTCCTGCTATCTTAGGGTAGCGTTTTTAATAACAAGCAATATGAAAAAGCACACTTCGGTGTGCTTTTTTCTTTTGTATAAACCACCTTTCTCTATCTAGCACTAAATACATGTTATGCACAATGATATAAACAAACCCGAATACCTTTCAAACGAAGATCCCGAAACAAATTATGACCATATGCGTCAAGATGCGGGTGGCGTAGTTACAGCACACAACGGTGTAGCTGACAAATTGCTACAAAATAACGATTTATACCGTTCCATGAAGGGTGATTGGAAACGCTCAGATTTCAATAAAAGCAAAAACATACTGGTTACTACAGGCCGTGAAGATGGCAAGTTCTATATCAAACGCGAACAATTTAATGCCGAATATGTAGCATTGCGCTGTAAAGAATATCGTGAAGCAGCCGAAAAAGGCTGGCATGATCCCTTAGCGCCACTAATGCCAGATGGCAAAATTGGCTATAAATGGATGGACTTGCCCGATGTTATAGCTATTAGAATTTCAGATACATACTTTGGCGGCATGCCATGGAGTGTGTTAAAAAATGATCGTACTCTCAAAGCACAATTTTATCGTGTGGTTCAACAAGAGTATCCACAATATGTTTGTTACCCCGGCGGCCGGTTGCCTATCCCAATTGAAGTACAATATCCAGCCAAATCGGGTGAAACAAAATTCTTTAAAGGACTGTAAAAATGTTTGCTATTCCAGATGCTGATACGCTAGTACAATTTCTCTTAAACTTTACTGGCAGTTCAGACGAAAACGAAATTAAAGAATGTATTTTTATGGCTGAGATGTCCATGCGTAATATTGAATTACCAGCATTGCGTACTAATCCATACGAAACATTTGGTACAGTTGGTCCTAATCAATTGATGCCTATCCCAGCTGACATGAACAAGCCTATCTTGTTTTTCCAACAGGGCAATAATTATGTAACCACTTCAGCCAATGCCACTGGTGTCGCAGGACAATTCAACATAACCTTGACCAGTGTGCCAGGTTATAATTTACAAGTTGGTATGACTGTGACTGGCGCAGGCATTGGTAATGGTGCCACTATCAGTCAGATTACCAGTGCAACCAATGTGGTACTAAATGTAGCCAACAGCGGCACAGTAAATGGCCTCGTCAATTTTGCTACAAATTATGGTGCCAATGGTGGATCAGGTCCTTGGATTGTTTATGACCGTATAGGTGACAGAGATATCATTACCATGAGCATGGTTGCTCAATTCTTCTTGGCTCCAGTCAATGTGCCAGTGGTTATTCGTGGCAAGTTCAGTGAAGTTGGACAAAACTATCAATTCCTTCCATATCTAGCTGAAGGCTCAATTGTTAACTTGTACTACTACAAGGCTTGGAACTTGTTGTTTACTCCAGCTGAACAACAAATTATTTTTAGTGCTACTGGCACTATAGGATCAATTGCTGGACTTTCAGCTACTATTAGCGGATTAACAAGTACAGTTGATTTGGCTCCAGGTGACATTATTACAGCTACCGATGGCACAGGATCACTTGGTGATAATGTAGTCACTGTGAACACTATTGTGAACAGCACTAGCATAACCGTAACATTTTCAGATTCAGCTCCCACAGCAGGTACTATTACCGATGTGAGTAGATATGAACCTACCACAGTTCAAACCAATCCAGTATTACAAACATGGCCAGAAGGTTATGTTTACAACAGTTTACATGAGTACTATGTTAAACGCCACAGTGAAGTCGACGCTCAAATTTACAAGCAAAAAGCAATTGATGCGTGGAAAACCGTTGAAGATCAAAACAATCTCGGCAAATGGTCAGGTGGCCACACAAAATTAACATCAGTATTTCAGCCACGCCGCCAGTGGAACTACGCAACCCGATAAGGAATAAAGAATGGCAAACATTATAATTGGCCCAAACAACAACACTGGTTTATATACCGGCCTAACTGGTAATACTTCAATAAGCGGTGGCGGTGGCACTGGAAATTACAGCAATGCCAATGTAGCGGCATATTTACAAGTATTAACCAGCAATATATCAACTACTGGCAATGTTTTTGCCAATCAATTTCGTGGCAATAGCGTAAGTGTAAGTGGTAATGTTCGAGCTAATATTTTCCTCCAAGCAAGTGATGTTGTTAGATTAGGCACCGTTGGTGGAATTAATTCAACCAGTGCTAATACTATATCGCTTGGTATAAATTCAGGTGCTTTTGGACAACAAGATTCTGCTGTAGCCATTGGCGCATTTAGTGGTAATAACGCACAAGGCGCCAATAGTGTTGCTATAGGTCGTGCGGCTGGTTATGACAACCAAGGCGAAAAATCTGTAGCTTTAGGATTCAGTGCTGGTTATGACAATCAAGCCGGTAATGCTATTGCTATTGGTTTATCCGCAGGTTTTAACAATCAAGGATTAGATGGTCTAGCTATAGGTCGCGCTTCAGGTAACCTTAATCAAGGAGAATCAGCTATTGCTATTGGTGTGGCCAGTGGCTTGACTAGCCAAGGCGCCAATGCTGTTGCTATCGGACGAGGATCTGGTAATGTAAGCCAAGGAGTTTATGCTGTAGCACTTGGATTCAACGCAGGACGCAGTGGACAAGGTGCTAATGCTATTGCTATTGGTTTTGATGCTGGAAATACTAGTCAAGGAGCTAATAGTATAGCTATAGGTAAGTTATCCGGATTTACCGGTCAAACCGCTAACAGTATTGTTATTAATGCTTCGGGTAATATATTAAATGCTACACGACAAGGTTTATACATCAACCCAGTCCGTAATGACAATGCCAATGTGGCACAAGTTGTGTTTTTTAATACTGGCACAAAAGAATTAACTTATGCTAGTCAAACAGCTATCACAGCAAACTACAGTAATGCCAATGTTCAAGCATTCTTACCTGACTTTGTTGGCACATTGGGCAATGTTGTAGACATTTTTGTTGAAGATGTTTATGCTACAGGTAATGTAGAAGCTGATTTCTTTGTGGGCGATGGTTCATACTTGTCCAATATCAATGGCGCTAATATAATCAATGGATATGGCAATACTGAAGTGGCCGCATTCTTGCCAACCTACACGGGCAATCTAAGTCCAAATACAATTAGTGCCAGTGGCAATGTTACCACTGGTAATATATTAATAGCTGGCGACGGCACAGTAATAGGTAACTTCAATGTTCTGGGCAATTTAACTTACACTGGCGTTAATACTATAACAACAAGTAATTTGTTTATTAATCTAGCCAATAACCAAACAACTTATGCCAACATCAACAATGCTGGTATTGTAGTAGGCGATCCTGGCAATGCACTTACACAATTTCAATATAGTGTTGCCAGCAACACTTGGGTAACCAATGTGGGCGTCAGCGCATTGGGCAATATTCACGGCGCAAACATATTTGCTAATGGTAGTATTTCTGCCACTGGCAATTTGACTATTGGTACAATTTCAAGCACTGGCAATTTGACAACAACCAATGTTAGTGCTAGTGGCAATGTTCAAGCTGGTAATTTGTCAACAGCTGGTAATGTATCAGCAACTGGAACAATCGCTGCCAATGTGCTGTTAAACTTTAGCAATATTGTTCGACTAGGTCAAAATGCTGGTAATGCTACTAGCAATGCCAATGTTATTGCTATTGGACGCAATACAGCTCAAATTGGTCAAGAAGATGGTGGTATAGCTATTGGTTTCCAAGCAGGTAATAATAATCAAGGCGGCAATAGTATTGCTATTGGTCGTAATGCTGGCGCTGGTAGCCTGGGCGCACAAAGTGCTAATGCTATTGCTATTGGCCGTTCAGCGGGTAATAATAGTCAAGGAACTTTAGCTATTGCTTTAGGACAAGGCGCTGGTAATAATAATCAAGGTAATAGTGCTATTGCTATTGGACGCGGAGCTGGTTTTGAAAATCAACCTGCTAACAGTATCATTATCACAGCCGGTGGCAATTTGACTGGCAATAATTCAGGCTTTTATGTCAATCCAGTTCGCAATGATGTAAGTTCGATTGGTAATGTGGTATTCTTTGATACCAACACTTTTGAATTGACTTATGCTGATGCTGGATTGTTAGGTGGCAATTACAGTAATTCAAATGTAAGTAGTTTTTTAGCTGACTTTGGCTCAAATGTTATCAGTAGCACTGGCACAATTGAAACTACTGGCAATGTTATAGCTGCCAATGTATTCCTTACCAATGGTTCACAGATTTATTCAACTACTAATAATAATTTAAATCTAGGTGCTAATGCTGGCGTTGGCAATGCTTCATCAAGTGGAATAGGAATTGACAATCTTAACGGAATAGCTATATTTGCTAATACAAGTGTTGTATTAACTAGTAATTCCCAAGGCACATTTAAAGATTTAACATTTGATACTTCTGGTGATTTATTAGCACCTGGCAATATTTCCACAGCAGGTAATGTTATAGCTGGATTCTTGTATGGCGATGGTTCAAACATTACAGGTATTGCTGGCAGCTATGACAATGCCAATGTTGCTACTTTCTTAGCTGACTTTGGCAGTAACTCAATTAGTACCAGTGGAAACATAACCAGTAAGACAGGCACATATACCAACGGTGATGGCGCAAACTTTGATGTTGGCAACACACAAATCACTTTGTATTTCCAAAGTGGTACAGAATATCCACAGTGGATTGTAAGTCGCCACAATGCTGGTATAGCCGCTAACAATGCCATTGATTTCTTTACCAGCAATGGTAATGCTTCTGCTGTTTATCCTGCCAATGCTGTACTAGGACTTAGTGTTAACAATGGTAATGTTGGTATAGCCAATACTCCAAATCCTGGCAACGCATTAGATGTGGGCGGTAATGTTTATGCGGCTGGTAACATATCAGCACTTGGTAACATTTCAGCTGCCTACTTGTATGGCAATGGTTCAAACATCACTGGATTGCCAGCTAGCTATGACAATGCCAATGTGGCCACTTTCTTGGCTGACTTCGGTAGTAACTCAATTAGTACCAGTGGCAACATCACAGTTGGTAATGTTATTGGTAGTTACTTGTACGGCGATGGATCAAACATCACTGGCTTAACTAATACAGGCAATGTGACCTTTGCCAACATCAATGTTATTGGCACAGGCAATTTACATTTACAACCAGATCCTTCCAATGTTGCCGCATATCTAGATGTGTATTTGACCACTTATGATATTCACATTGGCAGTAACTTTAACAACATTATTCTTGGTACTGATAATGGTTCTAATGTTACTGTAAACACTGATGGCAATGTTTCTATCCAGGCCAACACAGGCACAGCACAAATTTACACATTTGGTTCAGATGGCTTATTCACAGCACCTGGCAATATCAATGCTGGTAATATTTCAATTACAGCTAATATTGATGCTGGTAATATTTCATCAGGTGGTTTTGTTAACGCACTTGATGTAAACGCTACTGGCAATATCACAGGGGCTTATCTATATGGTGATGGATCAAACATTACTGGTATTGTTAGCAGTTATGACAATGCCAATGTGTCTACCTTCCTAGCTGACTTTGGATCAAATGTCATTTCAACTACAGGCAATATCAACGCTGGTAATATTTTACTAGGTGACTTTGTAGGCGCAGGCAACATAACAGCCACTGGCAATATAACAGCCGCTTATCTATATGGTGATGGATCAAACATCACTGGCTTACCAGCTAGCTACAGCAATAGTAATGTGGCTACATTCCTAGCTGATTTTGGTTCAAATGTTATATCTACATCAGGCAATATTACAGGCAATGTGTTCTTGGGCAATGGTAGTCAGTTGACTGGTATTGTTTCAACTTATGGCGATGCCAATGTGGCAGCGTTCTTGCCAACTTACACTGGTAATATTGGTAACACAGGCAATTCAGTATCAGTTCAATTTGTCAACTACAAAGATGTAGTAGTCACAGCTGGCAATGCCACTGGCACAATTACTCCTGATGCTAGTCAGGGTTCTATCTACAAATACACCTTAACTGGCAACATCACATTAAACGCCATGGGCGGAACTCCACAAGCTGGACAAAGCATGGTAGTGGTGTTGACACAAGATGCCACTGGTAATAGATTGTTGACATCAACAATGAAGTGGGCTGGTGGATTCAAAACACTAAGTACCGCAGCCAATGCCATTGATATTGCTACCATATGGTATGATGGTTCAACTTACTATGGCGCATTGACAAGAGGATATGCTTAATGCTTATTGCCGCACCCGGACTGATATCTGGTATTCGATTGGGTTTGAATGCCAATGTGGTCGGTTCAAACTGTAATATATCAACTTCCCAAGCTAAGTTTGGTCGCAGTTCTCTAGACGGTGGAACTTCAAGTTATGCCAATGTGTCACCAGTTACCAACATGGTTTTTGGCACTGGTAATTTTACTATAGAATTTTGGTATTACACTCCTAGTCCCAATGTTCAACAAGGCATACTTGGGTTTAGACCACAAACCGGGACTGGCAATTATATTTCATTAGTTGGTGGATTTCCCTCTGGTAATGTAATAACATTTTATTCTAATAGTACAAGAATAACCACAGCAGCTAATAGTATTGTTGCCAATACTTGGGTAAGTGTAGCCCTAGTTCGCAACAGTGGAAACACAAGAATTTATTTGAATGGCACACAAAGTGGCAGCACTTATGTTGATGGTGTAAATTATTTGGCCAGCAGATTAATTTTAGCGTCTGATGATTATAGCAACGGGGGTACACCAATTTTAGGTTTTATAGATGAATTACGCATAAGCAATATAGCCCGTTACACAGGAAATTATACTCCATCCAATCAGCCATTTATAGATGATGGCAACACTTGTTTGTTGTATCATTTTGACCAAGAAAATGGCAGTAGAAATTTAGTAGACGACAATAGTTAAGGAATAGCATGCCACAAACATTTACAGAATTTAAAACACCGTTGAGTAACATGAGCTTTACACCCGATGTTCCAAGTTCAGCATTACAGCCTACAGAATACAACATTGGATTCAATGTTGAAACCAATACACGAGGCATTCGTTCAGTGTTTGGCGATATAGAAATCTTGGGCGCAATTACTGGCACACCAATTTATGTTACATCAGGATATAGAGCAAATGATCAATACTGGTTTATTGTAGCTACTATTTCAAATGTGAGTGAAGGTCGCTGGTATGCTATCAATAAAAATGGCGTGCCTACCAACATTACTCCTGGCTATGGCGCCAATCCCAATGTTTTTATCGCAGGTTATTATGACACTATGCCTATCACTGACAGTTGGAACGGTACTGTTTTATTCCTCAATGATAGCATTGGTGCTCCCATGTATCTGTTGCCGGATGTACAAGAATTACGCCAATACAGTCAATATGGTACTACAATAACAACTACAGGTGCTAGTGGCAATGGTGTTCTTGCCACATTGACATTTGATACAATATCACCTAAACCTTATGATCCAGGTGATCAAATTGTTGTGTCGGGCGTCGTGCCAATTGGTTACAATGGCACTTATGTGGTCACAGCCAGTACGACTACCTCAGTAACTTATGTTAATCCTACAACTGGCGCACAAACACAAGCTGGACAAATTAATCCTAACTTTCAATGGAACTACAATCCTGATTGGTCATCTGTTACCGCTAAATTCATGCGAATATACAGCACACCCAATGTGGGATCAATTCTTGTTGCGGGCAATTTTACCGCAGAGGTTATTAGTTCAGGCACTACTGAACACTATCCTACCACAGTACAATGGAGTCAAGCATTTGGTTTAAATGCTGGTCCAACATCATGGGCTCCAACCATAACCAATGTGGCTAACCAGCTGGAAGTCCCAGTGCGTGGGCCTGTTATTGATGGCTTTCCCATGGGAGGTAATTTTTATGTTTGCTCATACTGGGATACTGTTATATTCAGTCCAATCAATTATGTTAGTTCTAATGCTCCTATTCTTGGTGTAAGATTGTTAACACAAGGCCGCGGATTACTAAATGAAAATTGTTGGGCCAATGCTGACACATTGGTGTATGGCCTAGATGCTCGTGACTTGTGGTCGTTTGATGGCAGCAATTTTAAATCACTAGGCAATCAACGAGTAAAAGATTATTTCTATGCCAACTTAAATCCAGCTTTTGTTGAAAAAGTATTTGTACAAAACAACACAGAAAAAAATCAAATTGAATTTTATTATCCAGATTTAGATTCAACTGGATGGTGTAACAAAATGATTAGTTATCGTTATGATTTGGGCATTTTCAATGCGCCGCGCGATGTCAGCAACGCTAGCAAAAGCACAGAAGCTCCTTTATTACTTTCTGGAGAATTCAATCCTGCCACAAGAACTGTTGTTTACACACGCGGTGTTGCTGGCAGTAGACTAGTTGAAAAAGATCAAGGCACATCCTTTCTAGGCAACACACCCATTACCAGTGAATTCCGTAGAGATAATATTAGTCTTGGACTAAAGTATAGTCAACAAGCATTGTTACATCGTATATTGCCCGAAGTTAACAATTTAGACACAAGTGGATTGCCAGTGGTGGATAATGCTGCTACTGGCAACATCACAGTCACATTGGGTGGATCAAATTCAGTTGGACAAGAACCTGATTTTAAACCCAGTGTGACCATGGCTATCAATACTGACAATCCATGGACACAGATTAATCAAAATGCTTTTCGTGTTAACAGTTTGATTTTAGGTGATACAAGTGCTACCAAGACTTGGCAATGCACTGCTGTTAACTGGCAGTTTACTCCAACACAAGATGCGAGATAATGACTACATTTGCTGTAACTAATCCCGAAGAAACTATTTCAGCTGTTAACTATTTGCTAGCTACTCAAGGCTCAGGCGGTGGTGGCGGTGGCAATGTTGATACTGGCAATGCTTTGGTTGTGAATACCACCACAGGAGCAATTAGTATAGCTGGTTCAACCACAGTTCAAGCCTACTATTATCGTTATGTAAACATTCGTTATGCTGATACATCAACAGGCGGCGGATTTAGTACAAGTCCCACTAATAAACAATTTTATGGTGTGTTAAACAATAATGATCCTAATCCTCCCAATATTAACAATCCAACAAGTTATCAGTACTTTAGAGTTACGGGTGGATTTGGCACTACTAAATTTTTATTTTATAGCACATTTGGTGGTAGACAAGTTCAATTTACAGCAGCCACAACACTACCAAGCACATTCTTTGAACAAGCCAGTGCGGCAGCTATTGATTTAGATTTTGTTTTAAGTTCGCAAGCATTACCAACAGTAGTTGTAACATCATATTTAAGAAGCAACACAGCTCCTGCCACGCCAACGGGTGGTACTTATGATTTTGGTAATTTGCAATTTACACCGCCAACAGGGTGGAGTAATAGCATACCAGTTGGAAATGCTCCTTTTTATAGTGTACAGAATACATTCATAGCTCCAGTTAATGGAACTACAGCCACTCCTAGTTTAAATTGGACTACTCCAGTAATAACAGGAGAAAATGGCGTAAATGGAACTAGTGTTTTTATATATACGGTGTATCAACAAACAGCTGCTCCGCCGCCTACACCAAGTGGTGGTAGTTATAACTTTGCCTCATTAATTGGAGTGCCACCATTAGGTTGGACTAATACTCCTGTTAGCAGCAGCAATGCGGTAATTTACAGTTCAACAGCACAAGCCTATGCTGATAATCCAAATGGTGTATGGATTGGTAATAATGCTAGTTGGAGTACCCCTGTTCAATTTACAGGAGCTGGTGGTACGCCAGGTGAGCGCGGTTTCTTGCCTATGGCTTATGTGTTGACCGCAGTTGATCCAACTACCGCTCCAGGTAATTCGACAGCTGTTTTAACAACACAATTCTCCGCATCAAGAACAAATTTGGTACCACCGATTGGTACTGGCTATGCTCCAATTCCTGGTGACACAGCAAACTTTGGTTGGGCTAGTAACGCGGCAAAAAATGCTGTGTATCAATATAGTGCGGGAAATGTATGGGTACCAGCTCCAGGTCAAGTTGTCAATGGCAATGTGTTTGTTACTGGCAGTATCAATGCCTCGTCAATGAATGCCAATGACATTTATGGATTAACTATTCGCGGCGGAGCAGTAACTCCCGGAGTTTACTCAGGAACAGGTTATTGGATGCAAGCCAGCACTGGCAATGCTTATATTGCTGGTAATGTTGTAATCGGCAACACTACCAGTATTGGTAATAATTTAGTAATCGGTAACAATGCTGTAATTGGCAACAATGCTGTAATTGGTAATAGTTTAGCTATTGGCAATAATATATTCATTGGCAACAATGCCAGCATAGGCGGCAATTTGGCTATAGCAGGATTGGTTACAGGCGGCAATTTACAATCTAATACTGTTATTACAACTACCATTGTCGCTAATTCTATATCTGGAGGAACTGCCGCAATATCAGGAAGTGCTGATAGTCCATTTATAGTTGTTGAACCGCTTGAAAATACTTTTTTCTTTACTGATATGAGTGTGACTCTTGTAACTACACAATCATTTCAACCAGTTTATCTTTGGTCTGGACTTCAAACATATCTAATATATGATATGAATGCGTTTTCTGCTATTTTCTTAATTCTAGTTTTGATAAGATACAATAGTCTTGGCGTAGGAACAAACATTGCTGAAGAAACATTTAGAATAATTAATGATAAAAGTACTGCTGTAAACGATTTTACAGATGCTAATAACTTTATATTTTCAGGATTTACAGATCAACCAGTAACGCCTGGCACATATCAGTATCGTGTTGCGGGCTATTGGCAATCGGGCCCTGGTTTTGGAGATATTAATAACATTGAATTTCGTACAAGATCTTTATTAGCGCAAACAATTAAACGATGAACTATACAGCTTATAATCCACAGACTGGACAACTACTTTGGAATTATTCAAATGGTGATTCAGAACCACAATTAGAAATAAACAACACACCTGTTATAGCCGCTAATCATGCCCCAGGCAAATTCTATTGGGAAGCTGGTAATATAATTCCTATTCCAGATAAACCCAAGGATGGATTTAATGTTTATAATTTTGATTACGCAACAAAAACTTGGGCATTGGATGAAACAGCCACAGCTAAAATAATAAGATCAATAAGAGATGCTGCCTTAACTTCTGTTGACCAAGTAAACCCTGTTTGGTATGCTAGTTTAACGCCGGATCAACAAACAGAATTAGTTACATATAGACAAGCATTATTGGATGTTCCACAGCAATCAGGATTTCCAGCTAATGTTATTTGGCCCACAAATCCAAGTTGGTTCTAACTAGTTTACTGGGTATGTACTAAATACATTATGATGAATGAATTACAAAAATATCGTTTAGAAAGAAAATAATATGTGGGATTGGTTAGATTTCGGTGGTGGTGATTCAGGCGGCGGCGACTGGTGGGATTTTGGTGGCGGCGATGACTATTCTTACGATTACGGCTATGACGATTACAGTTATGATCAACCAAGTTATGATTACGGCTATGATGACTATGGCTATGATGATTACAGCTTACCTAGTGATTATTATGGAAGTGAAAACTATGATTATGGTTATGGCGGCGACTATGGCTATGGTGATAATTCTTATAACTTACAACCAGATTTTGGCCGTTATTATAATGCTGAAACTGAACAATACGGCAGTTATAATGATTTGCCCGACTATCAAACGGATGCTTCTCGAGCATATGAAAATCCTAACATAACAAGAGTTAGTGATTTTGACAATGATGTAGTTTGGTCTGATATACAAGGTCAAGAAAAAGATCTAGACGGTTATGGCACTAGAACCAGTTATGAGCCAGGTGGAAGTGTAGAAGTTAAACTAGATCAACCTTATGAACCTGGTCAAGGTTATAAACCACCTCCGCTTAGTAGTGAAGAAGAAGCAGCTTATCAAGAACAAATAAGACAAGCAGATGCTAGAGCTAGAGGTGAAGGACCAGTTCCACCAGGCCCAGATATAGATATTGGTTTTGGACCAGGCGTGTTTACACCAGGAGGAGGTATTGGTGGTGGACAAACAGGTGGTGGTGGACAAGCAGGTGGCGGGCAACAAGGCGGTGGCTTCTTTGATAATTCAATGAAATGGATCAAAGAAAATCCAATTTTAGCTGGCACTGGCGCTGCTGGTACTGTTTACATGTTAAGCAAATTGTTTGGCGGATCGCCAGCAGCTGGTGGTGGCGGTGGTGGTGGTGGCGCTCCAGGTGGTGGCCCTGGTGGCGGTGCCCCAGAAGGTCAAGATCCAAGAAGTGTAAGACCGCCAACAACAATGCCAGGTCAACCACAACCTCCTGGTCAACCACAACCTCCTGGTCAACCACAACCTCCTGGTCAACCACAACCTCCGGGAACTACTACACCTCCTACTAATAACATTCCTCCAAATCCTCCAGGATCTGGAATACCTGATTGGTTATGGGCATTAGGAGGGTTAGCATTATGGAGCCAATTTGGTCCAAGTACAATACCTGATCAGCCAAGAATTGACAGTCCAAACTATTTAGATCAGTTTGGTAAAACAGGCCTTACACCAGGCACTGGAACTTATCCAGGACTTAGTTATGGCGGATTAAATCCAGGCTGGATGCAAGCTGGAGTTCCCAATTACAATCCAACCATGGCAAAACAAGACCCCAGTATGAATCAATACAATTGGGGTACAAAGCCTTATATGAGTCAAATGAGTGACTTGGCCAATTATCAACAACCAGGTGGGCCACCTAACACACAAATAGCTGGTCCAATAAGTCCAATGCCAACACCAATGCCAACACCAATGCCAATGCCAACACCTGGTCCTATACCAATTGGTCCGCAACCTCCACCTGATTTATCTTACCCGGTCTTATTTTAACTAGGATAAAATGGATCAAATGAAACATACTAAATATACACAATACGGAGAATTATAATGAAATCATCCAATCAAGGTTCGTCAAGTGGACAAACAACTTATGTTCCACAAATTAATCCATTTCAGATAGCTGAAAATGCTGCTGGATCAGGGGTTTATCAAGTGGGAGCTGGAGCTACTGGTAATGCGATTACTGGCGGTCAATCCTTGTTTAATCAAAGTTTACCTGGCGTAACTTATGCTGGACAAAATGTAGCAGGCTATGGCTCACAAATGCAGAATGTATTGGGCACTGGTGGCGAACAAAACTTTAATGTTGGTAGTCAAGGCTTACAAAATTTGTTTAGTCCAGACTACGAACAACGACAAATTAATGCCAGCATGATTCCTGCCCAACAACAATATATGCAAAACATGGCCAATCAAAATGCTGGATTTGGTGGCGCCGGTCAATTGGGTAGTGCTCGTGCCGCATTAGCTGCCAATCAACTGGCCATGACCAATCAACAAAATCAACAAATGGCAGCTGCTAACACCGCTAACCAAGTGGCACAGCAAAGAGCGGCAGCCGCTAACCAATTAATGTCAGGTGGACAACAAGCGTTAACGGGTGGATTACAAGGCGCACAAGCTGGCTTGGCCGCAAGTCAAGTGCCAATGCAAATGTGGCAACAATATGCTCCTGTAATTTCACAGTTGATGCAAGGCGCAAAAGGCAATTTTGCTGGAACTGGTGGGTACACACAAACAAACAATGCTGGCAATACTTCAGGCGGTATTAATATTCTTCCTGGCTTGTCAGATGTGACCGCTAAAGAAAATATCGAATTTGTTGGCTTTAAAGGCGAACATAGATTATACGACTTTAACTATCGTGGCAAACCTGAACGCTATCGTGGCGTTATGGCGCAAGAAGTTCAAAGTTATATGCCAGAAGCTGTTATTGTTGGAGAAGACGGATTATTGCGTGTCAAGTATGACATGCTAGGATTCGACATGATTGAACTAGGAAAATAAGAATGGCAGATCTATCACAATATCTGGACATGCCAGATGCTATGTTACAACAATACTTTCCAAGTGCTGACATAGCAGCTTTAAAAGAACAAATTCGCAAAGGTTTATCAGGACAAACTTCTGAAGCCAATGCCAAACCTGTAACTCAAACAATTAAAACTGATCCAATTACAGGTGAGCAAACCATGACTATCAGTGGCAAGCCTGAAGACTTGTCTGCTAACAATCCATTAACACCCACAGTTAGTGCTCCAGCTGTTCCAACACAAACAGCTCCGCAAATTCAACCACCTGCTCGTCCCATTGTTCCCGTTAATCCAGTTGAAGCATACAATCGTTACACACAGCAAATGGAATCCGGTGCTAATCCAAATATTGGTTATCATGATCCTAACAAATCAACAGCATATGGCGCATATGGAATAACACAACCACAATATCGTGAAATACAACGAGCCAATCCACAGTTTGCTGGCCGTGACATTACAACATTGACTCCCGAAGAGCAAACACTGGCCAATACTACTAGTCGCGATGTTTACGCACGGCAACTTCAAGCTAAAGGTGTTGAACCAACCGAAGCAAATCTACGCCTAGCACACTTTTTAGGCGCTGGCGGTGCTCGTCAATTTTTAAATAATGGCACTATTAGTCCAGAAGCTGCCGCTGCCAATGGTGGCGAAGATCGTGTTCGTCAAATTGCTATGCAAAGATTAAATGGACCAATCAATCCAAATCAACCACGCAGTCCAATGATTGCTGGCACTCCTAGTAGTGATGTTGCGTTGACTCCAACTGAACAAGCTGTTGCTCGTATGAGTCAAACCCCAGGATACAATCCTAATGCTGCTCCTGCGCCTGAACAAGTTCCCACTTGGCAAAAAGCAATAACCGCGGCTGGCAACAATCCAGCCAAATTATTTGCTATTAGTGACAGTCAAGATCCTAACATTCCACAAGAAGTTAAAGACATAGCAAGAAACAAAGGCGTAGAAGCTGCGATTGCTTTAAGAGATAGAACAGCTGCTGGCACTATTATACAAGCAGGCCTTCCTGGTGATGACATGGCGGCTTCTAAAAAATTAGTAGACGAAATGCGTCGTAAAAATGAAGGCAGTTATGTTAGAGCTTTGTTATTACAAGGTGCTGGATTTAGTGCCGCCGCTGATCGTGAGTTTCAAAAGTTAGAAGGCGGTAAATTTAGACAAGCTAGTATTAATGGACAACAATACCTAATTAAAGAAGCGCCAGATGGCTCTATTTTACAGGCTTGGGATTCTAAGGCAAGACCACAAGATGACAATCAAATTGTTAGATTGAATACCGAAATTGCTCCAAAAGGTAGTGATATTGGTGGGGAGATTTATAAAGATCCATCTGGTGTAGTTAAAGGCACATTCTATCTAGAGCGCCGCCCTGGACAAGGTGCTGTGTTTAAAGAATTTGGTACAAATCGTCCAGCTACTAAAGAAGAAAGTGATGTTCTTAACAAGATTGGCGTAGGTGGAACATTGGCCAATAAGAGAGATGCCTTAATTCAAGAATGGAATATCAAACTACAAGGCAAGACTCAAGAAGAAAAATATGCAATTACTAGAGAATACAATGCTAAATTAGTAGGCGCTGGATTTCCTCCAGTTCAACCTTATGAATTTGAATTAGCAGCTCCACAAATTTCTACTGGTCGACCAGCTCCAGCTCCAGCTCAAGCTGCTCCAGCTCCAGCTGCTCCAGCTCCAGCTCAAGCTGCTCCAGCTCCAGCTCAAGCTGCTCCAGCTGTACAAAATGTTTCAGCTCCAGTTCCTGCCGGTCGAGGTCCTGTTCCACCAAATGCTCCTTTACCTATGAGTAATGTTGTGTTTCAGCGCAGACCCACTATGAATGATTTGATAGCTCAAGAAACCATAGCCAAAGAGCAATCTAAAGTTGTTGGTGAAGACATTGGTAAAGTTAAAGCTAATCTTGGCAAGATTAAAGAAAATGCTGATTACCTCACAACCAAAATTGATGAACTAATTACTGACCCAGGATTCAAATACAATGTGGGTGTAGCTGATATTGGTGGTGTACCTATTCCGTTTGGATCTACCATAGCTGGCCTAATTCCTGGTACACAAGCAACTGACTTCAAAGCACGATTTGACGAAATCAAAGGACAACAATTTTTACAGGGTATTGAATCTCTCAAAAATACCGGTGCTATTAGTAATGCCGAAGGACAGGCAGCACAAAAAGCTGTTAGTCGCATGAGCTTGAGTCAAAGCGAAGCAGAGTTTAAAAAGGCAGCAGATGATTTCCAAAACATTATTAAACGCGGTGTAGACCGTAATTTACGCAAAGCTGGAGAAGAACCATTATATGGTACACCGTTAGCCAGCGAACAAAAGCGTCAAAATGACCAATCTAATGAAGTGGATGTAAACAATCCATTATTAAAGAAGAAAAAATAATGAGTTTATTAGATATTAAAAATGATCCTAATTATGTAAATGCTAATGCGGCTACTAAACAGGCAATTTTTGACCAATATTCAACAGATGATAAGGATTACACTAGTGCCAATGCCGCTACTCAAGCCGCTATTCGTGCTGAATTTGGATTGGCTACCGAAACAACAACTAATGCACAAGCAGATTTAACACCACAAGCTCTTAGCGTAGTTAAACAAGTGGGAGCCATAGTGCCAGAAGGTATGCGTAATGTAGCTCCTGCTGTTAGACAAGGCGCACAATTTGTAGCTAACAGACCTTTAATAACTACACTAGCTGATATAGGTGGTGTAGCTTCTGCTGGCGTTCCATTAGGTACAACTCTTAACGCGGCAAAAAGTGCTGTAATGGGTGGCGGACCAACGCTAGCTGAAACTTACGCCGGTGTTAAAAAACTTTTATCTCAAGGCGGTGGTGCCTTGGCTAGTGGTGCTAGAAATTTAGGTGGCGCTGTAGTAAGTGGAGTAACAGCTCCAGAAAGTTTATTAGCCATGCCATATCAAATGGCCGCTTATGAACAAGAAAAGATTCGCGCCAATCCAAATGCTCCAGAATATGCTACTAATCCATACGCACAAATGTATCGCGGCGAAGCTGCCACACAAGGTCAAGCAGGCGCTGCTAATCGCCGTAATGCTATTGCTAGGCAACAGTATGGTGGGCTAAGTCCACAAGAACAAGCTATCTTACAACAAGATGCTATTGATCGCGAAATTAGATTAAAAGCCGCACAACTAGCTTTGCGCCCAGTACCACCAACACCACAGCCTCAACAATAGGATAAATTATGGAAGAATTAAAATCAAAACTGTTAGAAGTATTTTGCGATAACTTTGTGTCATACTACAGAGCGCACAGTTGCCATCTCAACATTACTGGCCGTAATTTTACCAGCGACCACAAATTGCTACAAAAAATCTATGAAGACGCACAAGAACAAATAGACCGTATTGGTGAATTCATTAGAACCATTGGCGCTTTTGCTCCAGAAACTATTGCGGAAATATTAGAAGGCAGTGAACTAGGCGAAGACACAGCCTTTGATGCTGATTCAATGTTGGCCATTGTGTTAGAAGCACAAGAGCACATGATGAATCTCTACAAAGAATTATTCGATATAGCTACACTAGCTACAGATCAAGACATAGCTAACTATGCCGCGGACAGACTTGGAGCACACAGCAAGTTTGCCTGGAAGCTCAAGTCTACATTAGAGTAAGGCGACACCCCGTTACCTAGTAGGCCCCAAAGAGAAACGGCGAAAATATTTGGGTGAGGATTAGCCTTGTGCGCCGTTGACCGAAATATTTAGTCTTCGAATACGCCCAGTATATTACTTTGGCCAGTGACAAAATAAGTTTCATTTTCAAAAGTCACTTTGCCCACACGATTCCAATCTACTATGACTCTGTCGCCCACTTTCATACTTTCTACAGTACTACCAACACTGACAATTCTAGCTTCAGTTTGCTTTTGATAATCACTTTGTATAACCAGGCCTGATTCAGTTACATTTTCTGTTTCGATTGCTTGGACAATTACATGTCCTTTGATTGCTTGTAATTTTGACATTCTTTTCCTTATTTGCTATATTTTAATAAAAATAAACTTTTTGCTGAGTCGTCTTCACCAAATACTCTGTCAGCAAAATCTGTTATATCTAATGGTTCACTATCAAACATCCAACGCAGTTCTTTGACTGGTATGCCAGGACCCATAGGATGTAATTGTTGTTGGGCATGTATAGCCATTTGTTGCGCCGCTGCTTGTCGTTGTTGTGCCATGGTAGAAAAATTATTCGGTGGAGGACTCCATGCGGTTCCTGGCTGTCCCACAATATTACCCCAAGGATTATTCATATCTAAACTCCTTGGAACTAACACTATGCTCTCTATGACTGTCTGTGTATTTGGCAGGATCATATGTGGCTGTCTTACTAGTAATAGTGTCAATGCTAAAAATTGGATCATCCAAACTGATTGTTTTCATGCTGAGTCGTTTAAAAGCATTACTACCACGCACCAAATATCCAGCACAACTGTGAAGATACATCATGTTTTCCCAATTGGCCAGTATACTACAACTAGCAATTATTTTAATTTCACACACATCTGCCCAGCGTTCCCACAAACGAAATATTTGGAATATTAATCTAGTACGCCTAATAGACGATATTTTTAAATCAACGCTGGCAAATTTAGTTACTATCATTTCTTCGCAAGTAAATGGCATACGCTGATCTCTAATAGCCCAAGTAAATGCTAACATCTTTCTAGTTGTTTTCTCGCGACATACTGAAATAAATTCTGATTTTGGCGCATAAGATTGATTGACAATAGCATGCATAAGATTGCGGCTACCTTCTACTGGCTCCACAGCAAATATGTTTTTGGCATCTGGTCCATAATTAGTAAACACCAATCCTATAATGTCTTCTACATCCTGTGGCTGAGCTGGTGCCCAAGTCCATGGATCTTGTTCACTGTATCTAAAGCGGTCTATACTCATTTCTTTTTGGCCTTTCTTTTGGCAGCTAGTGAAGTGTACAAATCGCGTTCTCCGCGGATCTTAACTATGTGTTCTCTACGATTAATCAAATAGGTATTTTCTACACTCCATGGCTTCAATGGATCTCTGCGACTCATACAAATATTGTCTGCTCGACGACCTCGCTTGTTCCAATCGTCACCCCAAATGTCAAGCCAGTCATCAAATGTCAATTGCCAGTCTTCACCGCGATATCTAGCTTGATTGCGTTGCTGTAACCAAACATAATACTGTTTGCGTCTTAATTCATCCGGACCCATGATCCAAGTGTGTGGACGGGGTACGCCTTTACAAGGGTTAATTTCACCTTTTCGCATCGAATATATCTCCATAAGTTGAATTTGCTGCTCTAGCTGGTGTGCCAGTTACCATGACAAGATCCCATTCTGTGCCATGGAATAATCGATTCCATCTACTGAGCATACCACTAGGTATATCTCGCTCTTTGATTGTTTGTCCCAGCATGTCGGTAACTATGTCATTTAAGCTGTATTTGGTATTGTCTGATTTGGGAAAGCCTTTGAGTGGACTACTACACCATACTTTCCAACCACTGTGTTCATCACATACTCTACTAACTTCTTTGGCTACATGTTGTATGTGTCTTACAGTTAGTCGATATTCGGATATAGGCTGTTTGTAGTAATCAGTTGAATACTTGACTCCAGGTCTAGGAGGCATAGTCTTTTTACTAGTATATTGAAATTCCGGCATTTCTATTCCTTTCAGTTCTATTAAGTATTTATGCTAGTATAACTAATTATGTATATTTAAGCAAGACTATTTGGTAGAATTAAAGAAACTGATGGTAAAATGTGCGGGTTAAATCGGCATAGGCGTCGGCACTTAGCCATTGAATATGGCAGTCGCAATCTTTGCACTTTAATTGGCCTTTGTGTGGACCTTTACCCGGAAGTATCAACATCTCATGATTTGAGTGATCTATTTTAATACGAAATTTTTTGTTTTTTCGCTTCATTCAGTAACCTTTTGAGTGCGCTAGATTGGATATCTGGTTGAGTATGCATATGCATGCATATACCCCGTATATAATCAGATGTTTGTTCCATTAATCTTTCTTGAAATCTTACAGAAAAGCCAGTTTCTTTCTTGATGTAATCAATCAATTCATTTGTATCTATTTGCTTGTCTGTCATCATTCCATCATGAATTTGATAATACTTGATGTAGTTCAGTTCTAAATAGTTCCTAACAGAATACATTACTTGATGTTCTAACATCTGATATAGAAATGCTTTTTGTTTACTACTCAGGGGTAGTTCCTTTGTGTAATTGATTTCATATATCTCACCTGTGTCTTTGTTAACTCGCTCATAACTAATATCTTTGAATTTACGAGTTATGGCACCTGCTTGTTTAATAGCAAACCAAATAGTATTGATGTCATCGCGAAACCCACTAATCCATGGATGTGGTGCTATATCCCAATCATCACAACCAGTAATAGCAACAATGCGTGAAATAGCTATTAAGTGATCCGTTTCATCTTCAAGTAGTTCGTGGATTGCGTAAGTGTTATGGCCATTTGATAGTGCTACTTTAGCTCCATTAATAAGTGATGTAAGTAATACTTTAGCTTGAGATTTTGTAATGCCTAAGTCTTGTGCTATTTGATTTCGAATATCATTTCGATTTAACAAGAAATCATCATAATAAGGAGTGGGTATAACTAACCCGCGTTGTTGAGCATATTGTTTGATTAGTGTGGGCATAGCCGCTTCTATATCATAATCCCAACGATAACCGTGATCAGCAAATATTTGTTCTCTTGTTTTTTTAGGGAGATTTTGTAATGCGTGATAATAACGATGTCCTTTGCGTAGATACTTAAAATTACCACTAGTAAGTTCTTCTCCATGTTCACGCTCAAGTTCTTGACTAACACAATCAAACCCAACAGCATCTGTACTTAATTTGATAGTAGAACTATCAAGGTTTAATGATTGAGTATATTCTTTTAATAAATCTTGATAAACGGGCCAATTGATTTTGTATTCTTTACACTGATGAGTTTCTGGATTGTAATAGTTATTAACTACTACCATTAGATCTCTGCGTAATTGTTTGCCTACAGCACTTTTACCAAATACTGTGTCTAATTTTTTACTGGCGATTTGTTTAGGTTTTGTGCCTGTTCTTTCACAAAAGGCAATAATGCTTTGAATCAAATTCATTTAGTTCTCCAAATTGTAAGTTGTGCTACATGGAGATTTTATTCTCCTACCGTCCTTGTTACTACCGTAAAATCCTTTTTCCGTTAATTAGCGGGTTCCAGCAGACGCACCATAGCTGCTGGGCCTATGAATTAAAGGTAGGATCTTACAAGGACAATAGGACCCAGAACGGGTATTTGTAGATGTAAAACTATGAACCTTTGTGCTACTACTATTTATACTACTTTAATGATTATAGCAAAAAACTAGGAAATGTTCAAGATATTTGGACGAAGATCTCCACGCAGGCCTCTCACGCATATAAGAAACAAGGCACGAGTGTACCAATCTTCAGTGGGATTTCGATGTGTCATTACCAAATCAACTTCCCAATCTAACAATGTTTCATTCAAACTGTCGGGATCACTACGCTCAATCAACTCCTGAGCATCTTGATATACAGTCCGGATTATGCTAGGGTGTACATCTTGGGGTGGTACATTAGCTATTTCGCTGAAGTTCACTATTATCACGGTTGGTCCAAGTTTCTACGAATTTCACTGTTTCTTCGGCTATTTCGTAATGATATGCTTTGTGTTCTTTTACCCATAGGCGTTTGAAAGGTTTGACACCACTACGCTGATACCGAAATTTGAATACTCTAATTTTCATTTTAGCACATAGTTTGTGACTAGCCAACCAATTGCGCCCAACATGGTTAAAATTGCGATACCACCCCATGATAAAAATCTATTCAATATGGCAGTTTGATTGTGTGTGATTGACGCTTGGATATCTTTGAGTGTGGTTTCGATATTACTTAATCTATACTCGATAACATCAAAACGCTGAGTAATCTGCTGATAACGAGCCGCACACAATTTGGTGTGTAAGTCTAGGTTCTCGGATTCAGCTTGAATGGGTTCAATAAACTCTAAAGTCATACGAGTATTTACCCAAACTAGTAAATACTAGTATGAGTGGACGCCCAAAACCCCGAATCCTGTTAAAAACACTAGATCCCAAACTAAAGCACATTGAAGTACAGGTAGTACCTACTCAAGCCTATTACATAATACAATATGACAACAAACACATCAATATTATACATGAAAACCGTAGTCAACATTTGTGGGCTAACACTAGACGCTATATGAAAACGGGTTACCCACATCCAGGACATGCTGAACGGCATGCTGAGAAATTGAATAAACTGTTCAATACTGATAAATTTACTGTAAAGGAAATAAAATGACACAATACATACCACAAAACGGACCTGGCCCCATACGCATGCCGGGCAGAACTACTAGACCCAATCCCAATCCATTACCAGTCAAATAAAGGAAAACCATGCTAGCCAATGTAAAAATATATCTCCGCGATGAATTTGTTGATGTAACTGATTTAGAACTACAAGAGGGTGAAACAGTACAAAGCCCCAATGTTATACTACAAGCGCAAACCCTACTGGGTGATAGGCCTTGGGACAGGATTGAAATACAACACTATTACTAACTTTCGATAGCCTGTTTTTGGCCCACTTTACCGTGGGCTTTTTCTTGATTCGCTAAATAACAATATGGAACTTGAAAAGGATTCAACAAAATCTAGTAAGCCACAGCACGGCGGAGCACGCCCAGGTGCGGGCAGACCAAAAGGTTCGGGCTCCAAGCTGACCATAGACAAACTACTCACCAGCATTGACACCAAGTTGGGCCAACCACTTGAAGATCAGATAGCTGACAACTATGTCCGCTCACTAACCGATCCCAAGTTGGCACACTCCTATGAACAGATGTTCCTTAACAAAGTAATGGCCGACCGCCAACAGATTGAAATAGATGAAACAACTAGTGTAGAGAGTCGCCAAGCGGCGTTTTTAAAGGCCTTGGAAAATCTGGGAACTGTGGCAAATCAACACGATGCCAACCAGGATTCTTTAAACAACACTAAATAAACATACAAGGAAACTATATGCCAATCAGTCATTCAAAATCACCTAAAGCATTCCAAGCCAATATCAAGGCTGAGATCGCAGCAGGTAAAGAACCCAAGCAGGCCGTGGCTATTGCATATAATGTAGCTGACAAAGCCAAGCGCACTGGTGACAAGATTAGCAAGAGCATTAAGAAAGACAAGGATGATAGCCATTCCAAACATTCAAGTGAAATGGCATCAGCTTATGAGCATTCAGTTGCTCATACCAAGCAGGATTTCCACCCTGCTGTTACAGCCAGCAGAATGAAATCAACAAAGGACTAATATGGCAATGAAACCAAAAAACACAGGAGCCGCGCTCCGCACACAAACAGCTAGTTGGCAATACAGCTCAGCTGACTATGCCGACGGCATGAAGAATGATGACCATCCTTCCTACAAGGCATTAAGCAAATATTCCGGCAACCAACATGGTGGAGCGGCAGAAGGTAACTTTGGTCGTGGTCCTACAGTTGGTAACAAAGGTTGCGGTATCGAAGGACCAGCTTGCCCTCCATACTCCGCCGTTCCTACTTTGCCTGCTCAAGGTAGTGTTCGCGATAATATCAACCGCGGCAAGCAAGAGCGCACACCAGGCGGCACTCGTCCATTCATGCCATCCGCTACTGAAAACTACCAAGGTGATTACAACCGTATCAACTTTGGTCGCGGTCCAACAAAAGGGAACAGTCAATAATGGCCTTAGTTAATGTTCAATTGAATGGCAACAGTTCAGTACTGGAAGCCAATACCACAAGTGGCAACACACAGATCGTCATGAATACCAACAATGGTCAATACCCCAGCGTGTTTTATGTAATGAATGATAGTAGTAGCCAAAGTGTTTGTGTAAACATTTCGACCAGCCCCACAGCCAATGCTGTTGTGGCTTCAGGTGATCAAAACGGTCGTGGCATAATGGTATATCCATACTATCCAATCGTTATCAACGCAGGACAAAAATATAATCAAGCGCCTGGCAACATTTACATCACAGCGGTTACTCCCAGTGGCACCGCTAATGTTTACATTACACCAGTAGCAGCTTAAAGGATACCAAATGCCAACCACAATAACCACAGCAGTAACCACAGTAAAGAATGCGGTGCCACAGAACTTGTTTACCATTGGCGCACTGACAACCATTCCAACCGATCCAGCACAAGTGGGCGCCACAACATTTTCAACTATAGCCAGTCCAGCTACAGTAACATTCGATACCACACTGAATGACATTGGTACAGACATTACTTTTGCCTCCAGCAGCCTTTTCACACTGGCAGGCAGTAATGTGGCCAACATAGCTTATAACTTGTCGGCTTCGGTTGATGTCGCAGGCGCACCCGGCTTTGCTCAACCAGTCACATACGGTTGGGTCAACACCACTTCAGGCAATGTAATTGGAACTGTAGCTCCAATTGGCACTCCTGTGTCAACCACTTACCTTAACAACACTGGCGCCAATGTGACAGTAGCAGTAAGAGTATTCAACTATGGCGCTGAGCCATTTAGCTATCCCGCACAAGTAGTCAATGCTAGTGCTATAGTAACGGCTGTATCTGGCTATGAAGTAGCATAAGGAAAACACAATGGCAACTAAGAAAACACAAACCGGCAATCCACAAGATCGAGCTATTAACCAAAAGCAAGGTCCACGCACAGGCAACATGGGCACACCATCCAAGCGCGATGACTTCAAAAGTATGAAGTCGGATCGTAGCTCCGAGAAATCTAAATTGGCAGACTTTGTTATCTCCGCACTAGAAGGCCGCGGTAACGGAACCAAACCTGCAATTAACCCTGCCTTGGAGAATCTAAGTCCAAACTCAGCTAAGTCAACTGGCATTAAAAAGAATGTCACAGCTGATGGCACTCGCTTGCCTAGCAAGTACAAGCAGCCAAAAACTAAGGGTTAATTGCCATGAAGGCCGGCGGCGCCATAACGGCCCCTTTTCAACAGCCTACTAATAGTCCATTTGTCTTGCCGCCTGCTCAAAGCTGGACCGACCAAGGCACTACAGCACAAGCACAAGGTGGCACAGCATTTAGTAATCCACCATCCCAACCTCCTCAAGCAGCTCCAGTTGCTCCCGCTAGCCAACCAGGCGACATGTTGGGTCAACCTGCTTATTCAGAAGAAATGGCACAACAAGGTCAAACCAGTCAGTACGGTGGCATGACGCCAGTCGTAACTCCTTTTGTTCAACCCGAAACTGGTGGACCCGGCGCTATGCCTCCTGGTAGCATGTTGGGCATGCCATTGGATGATACCGTAACGGGCACACAACCGGGCTCAATGGATCAAGCTGGCTTACAGCAACTAATTAATCAAATGGGACAAGTGGATGGATTTACTGGCGCACTAAGTGGACTTAATCAACCTCCACAAGCAGCAGGTCCTGTAGCTCCTAGCCGTTTTGGTGCGGGATTGAGTACACCCGCTGTTACCCGTCCTGCTGTTCAAGCTCCAACTGGCGGTAGCCAATTGAACACACCACAAGTTGTCGACCAACCCCGGCGTGACATGGGCAGTCGCGGTGGTGTAGCAGGCGCTGTGAGACCTGGCCAAATGGGCGGTCGCGCACCAAGACCCGCTCCTACTATGGGTGCTGCTTTGAACACTCCTCGTCCTGCTAACACTGGATCTCGTGATCGTGGCAGCCGTACTAACCCAGTGAGGTCAGCTGTGCGGAATAAACCCAGCGGTGGCGGCGGCTTATTAGGTAGCTTGTTCAGCCTGTTTTAACACAAGTACTAGCGTGGATCAAGTGAACCAGGCTAAATAAAATCAAGTAGCACGAAAAAGATTGTAGTAGTAACGGTATCGCTCTTACATGTCGTATCCTGTTTAGTCATAAAATCCTATATATGGTAAGAGTTGAGAAGGTTGTAAGGCACCCTTCCTAGACAGTGGAAAAACCTTACATAGTTTTTAGGTTTCGGTTACAAGTCCCCAACGGCTTTGTAATCAATCTGGGATAGCAGAATGGCTCGTAATCACTCCGCTATCCGAGGCTTTGGCAGGGTGTGCCTTAAACACCTTGTCACTTATTTGAAAAGGAAAAGAAATGAATAAGCGAACAGATGTACCTCAAGAACCAGACGAAAACATCTGGGATGAACAAGCAGTAGAACCCACTCCCCAATTAAAAGAAAAACGCCGTGAAGCTGCCAAGCTCAAGGCAGATCCCGAAGTCACACATCCAGACTTTGATATCGAAGGCTTGATGACAGACTTTCCCACAGCCAAAGACTTGGAACGCTTTGTGTTTGATGAAACCGGCATAGTACTAAACCTGAAAGGCCGTGCCAACAAGTTAAAATATCAAATAGCCATGGACGCATTGAATGGCCGGGAGATTGATCCCAAGTTCATGGGCGGTGAAAATCCATACATTGACAAAGCCGAAATGGTTCCTGTTGAAGAAATGAAACCAGTGCCTCCACGCGATCCATCCTTGCCACCGGAGTCGGAATTACAGAATCAATTCTTTTCACCATTTGTGCCACATCCAGATAGTGAATACCGTGCTCGTGGCAAAAAGGTTCATACCTTGTTTCGCAAGTACAAGAATGGCATGATCTCATATGAAGTATTGGGTCCTATTGAACCCAAAGCAATGGGTGAGAAACTGGACAAGTGGGGCAAGGTTCGTCCAGAGATTATGACTTGGGTTGATCCACGCACAGGCGAACAACTAATACAAAGAGCAGATGGCAGCTTGACTCCAATGGGTCGTAACATTAGAGCTGTTATGCAAAAACTCCGTGTTAACAATAGTAGTCA